TTCTATAACCTCAATGCGCCGTAATAACTGCTGAAGCGCTTCATCAGTTCTAGAAGCCCACATTCGGCGAGGATGATAAGGTGCGGTAACGACGATGTTCTTCGCAGCAAATTGTACTGTTCCTCCTTTGATTTGAACGATTAAGGGATATTCATCAAAAAGGTTGAGAAGGTAAGAAAATTTGCAAAAAGAAGTACGATAGTCGTCTATAACGACGTCTTTTCTTCCGTCATACCCGTCCCACCAGGTGTTGTCAGCAGACTTCCAAAAAGCGTCCGGGAATCTAGCTCGCGCAGCATGGCTTTTGCCTGTGCCTGTGGTGCCATAGAACCAATAGACCCGAGACTTCGTAAGGCGTATGGGGGCGAAAATGTTTTGGTATGCGACCAATCCACGGTGGTAGCGGATAAAGTCTCCGGGGTAATCCGTCGCGACTTCCCTAAGCGCTTCACCCTCGCGGAGACGCCTGCCAATCTCAACAAGATCTGAGCGAGCTCCTTGTCCAGGTCCGTTGGGCTCAGTTCCGTAGGAGGTGAATCCAAATCCAGCATCGGGATCTGCAGTGTCAGCCTTTCGGCAGTATGCGATAGCTTGCGCTTCAGTTCCTCTGCGTGGCTCGAAGTGTGGGTTGATAGGATTGAACAGTCTTCGCACTCCCGCAAGTGTCCTTGGGTGCTTAAAAGACACATACCCCTGCAAATGGGTGGTTCCGGCGTTAGCGCCTCGTTCTGGCTGGTAACACAGGTACTCGGCGTGTTCGGGGACGAAGGTTGCGATACGATCGCGCTGTTCATCATTGTAGTTGTTGATGGTGAAGCACCATCCTCGAACTCGGCTGGACATGTCTGCATGGGTACACGTGTAATTGTGACGAAATCACAATGACGTGCACATACATACGACGAACGAGCGGTCATTTACGTACGCACGGTAGAAACCATGCTTTTTGCCCCAAATTTTAGGGCATGTGTGAGCATCTCTAGTGCACAAAAGTAGTGCACAAAAGTGACATGGGTAATACTAAACCATGTCACTTAATAAAATATATCATTAAATATTTACAAATTAACGTCTACGTCTACGTCTATCGTCTTGGAAAGTCAATGAATAATCATCATCTACTCCGTTACGAATACGAGCACGAACTCTACGATTACTATGTACACCTTCAACGTGATAACCAAAAGGGCGGTAATCAGAAGGAGTATATTCACGAGGATTCTGAGCTATATAATTAGCACTAGGACCCCATCCATCATAACGACGCCAGGCACGTTGAATGCGACGGGCATTGAAACGACGGTAATTATCTTCAGTATAGTCTCTCAAACGAACACCACGAGCGGCCTCCTGTTCCCAAGCTCGGTTATCGATATAACGACGAACCGCATCCATTGGGTCGCTACGACCTCTACCGGTTAATACATCATGCTTACTCATTGAAAATTATGAAGAACTAACGATATCTTCGTCTAGGCATGTTTCGGAGCGACCGACGCATGCTCTTATATCGTCTAGGATAACGCGAACGTACCTTAGTAGCGCGACGAGCGCGGAAAATTGCTGGTAATCTGGCATAACGAGGCATTTTGCAAAATAATGACGATACTTAATTATCTTATAATGTCGTACAACAAAAAACGCTTACGCGCCAGACTGAGTGTTCGTAGCACCCAAATCGATGTAAGAAGAAGCAACGGTATTTCCACGATTGGCTGTCTCTGCAGGTAAAATAGTTTGGCGTGCAAGTGTCGGAGGAGTAGTTCCAAAATAAGGGGCCTGCAATACGCCATTAATATAGAAATTATTGTTATACTCTGCAAGGTAAACAGGATGCACCTTTTCAGTGTAAACGCCGCTGCAAGTAACGTTCAAAGAACCGCCCCTCCGATCAATTACAGCCACGCCCACGGTTCCTGACTCCACAACTGGTATTGCGAGAGTAGAATAACCAATTGATACACAATAGCTAAGATCATCAACGTGAAACTGAGATTGATCGTAATCGCGCGCATCATAATTTAATGCTGGTAATTGTAAACTGTAAGGTTTAACTGATCCAGCATCAATTATAAACTGATCACGAGCTACAAAAGTAATACCTCTAGGAGCTTGACCGGAAGCTACGCCGTTTTGATCGTAAAAGGCTAAAGCTTTCTCAGGCATAAACTCTACCTTAGAATTCAAAAACACATCGGTAGCCTGGGGGTATAACCCTTGCATATCGACTACGCCACGGTTTCCCATACACATGTTTAAATAACCTTGGCCAAAGCTAGCTTTCAAGGCAGAAACGTAATCCGCTAGTGTAGCAAACTTCTGTCCTTTCTTCATCTTCGTTACCACGATGTCCACGACAACAGGGGCATTGCCATCGTTTGCAAACTGATAGCTAATACCACCAACGCCAAACTGAGATCGGTAATAGCAAGAAGTAGAGTTCAAAGGAGATGTCGCAAACGTCATGTCGCGAGGTTGCAAAGCAGGTAAAGACTGCTGCGCACTCATTACATCAACGGTTTGCAGAGGACAATTAGCATAGACAACTGCCTGGGTAGTTGATAAAGCTGATACTAAGCCAACGCTACCTACACCAGTTCCTACATATTTAATAGGATTGGCATTCCAACCAATATTCTCCAATAGGACTCGTGACAATCGCACTGAATGGTGTGTTTCATTCGGAGGATATCTACAAGATGATACTAAACTAGTATTATATCCAGCAGGTACAGAATAAGCAGAACCTACAGGAGGCAAAGCACGAATTAAAGACACATCGGGCCCTAAAGTTAAATTCCATGCTTGTGTAGTATCGGCATGCAACGCATTATTTACAAGAGAAGAATGCCTGTAAAATTGATGCGTGCAATACCTAGTTGGACCGTTATCGTTGACAGCATAACCAACATTTAAAATACCTTTGTAAACAAATTGCATTTTACAAAGGACAGGGTCCCATGCTTTTAACTGCTCAGCAAAAGCATTATGCAGTTTCGCATTGCCCATAGGAATTTTTAAACGAGATTTTGGTTGAAAACCCCTGCTAATTAATCCCAGTTCAGCACCTCGGCCACGAACGATAGCAGCAGGAGGAAGATTGACGGTAGCACGGTCAACATCATCACCTTCACCTGCACCGTTCATGGCATCAACAGCACGTTTAGCATTCCTAAAAAAGGATTGCTGGGCAGAAGCACTCATATAGTCAGGGTTCATTGAATAAGCTAATGGATTGTTAGAAACTTCGAGAAATTGTGACTCGTCCATCGTTTCATCGTCATTGCTACCTCTTAAAAATTTGTTAGGATAAGGGCCCATTTTCAGTAAAATAATGACGATACTTATTTATCTTAAATCTGGCGTGTACATGCAAAACACGACACCCGATGCTAGCCCCTCAAGGGGCGTCGCCGGCCGCTTACGCGCCGGGTTCAAAGCCTTCAACCCTGGGGTCGATTTCTGGCGGCTCTTCACCGAATAATTCTATAACCTCAATGCGCCGTAATAACTGCTGAAGCGCTTCATCAGTTCTAGAA